TCAAAGAACGTAGGAAACAAATGTTCCAAAATTTTCAAGTATGGTTTGAGTCCTGGGACCAGACTTGCCGTGTTCGCGACGGATCGCGCGGCATTCTTGACTTTGGTCCAGAACGAATCGCCCGGTTTTCGGGCGGTGGATAACTCCTCCAATACAGCATATTGGTTGCCTCTAGCGGATGCTGAAGGCTGCAAAATACCGTAGAAATCGGCATTGGGAGTTATCTCGTAGTTGATGCTCCAAGTAAATTGAAATTCCTGCGACGGAGCACCAGTAAGGGCAAAATAGACGTTGTTATTCATGAGTTCATTCGGTATAACTTCGTTTCCTATTGGGATATCGCAGAAGTTAGTGTTGTACTCGGGGTGCTCATAAAAACTCTCCATTAATGCCGGTGAAAAATAACCCACGAAGTCAAACGTGGTGGTGTCATCGAGTCGAGCTCTGTATACGGAGTAGCAAAGTGACGTATAGAAATCGTAACATTTGGGTTCGTGAGGTATATATATACCCGAATGTTCAATATCACAATTGGTGGTGTGAGAAGTGCTCAATTGTCTGAGCTGATCTATGCTGTCAGTAGCTACATATTGTATAGTATGTCCGCTAGTTAATGCTCCACTACGATAAATGGCGGGGGAAACGTTAACGCATTTGATGCCAGCGGAAACTACTCTCAAGGTGTCAATGGGTCCGGAAGTGTCGCCTCCGTATTTCTTATACATGGCGACTCTATATCCGACGTTGGTAAATACTTGATATCCTTGAGCGTCCAAAACTTGCCTCGATGAAAGAACATCTCTTTTTCCATATAAAATTTCTGCGAAAGAGATGTTAACGGTGCCTCCTAATAAAGCGTTGTCGTCTGAGGCTATGGTGGGGGAATAGGATGCTATCGTAGTTCCTAAATCCCAAGGTCTGAACAGCACACGCAACGTGCCATTCACGTCTGATGATATGGTGGTAGAAGATTCGAAGTTATAAGTTGATGTTTCTATGGGATAGATGTTCGGAATCTTAGTACGCACGTTAGTGAAGGGGTCGATTAAACTCTGTCCGTATTCGACTTCGCTAGCGGTAAAGTGGGACTGTTTCTCTTGCGCGTCTGGTCGATCGCGTAACACTTTACTTTCGTTCGGTCCAATACGTCCGTCAACTCTCATTAATCTAACGTCGTTAGTGGGGTGAGCTTTGAGAGTTGGGTCGGTCTTCCTCCTTGGTTTTAATTTTACGGCGCCTGTTCGTAGCACTTTACTGGGCGCGCGGCGGATGATTCTGTTATTAGCTTTCTTCATTTTCTGTTGATTCACTGTCAATTATGTGAATTACGAGATCATCGCTGTAACAGTTACTGATGACAAGATCTGCGTGACAACCGATGTCACAATTTAAGAGACTGTTAGGAACATAAACCGGTTGACCAGGCTCAACTACATGCGCTAGATTATATAAAGTTGAGACCAAAATTTCGGGCTGAGTGTTAGTGTGAATGGAATACCCAACCATTTCGTCAACTGGATTTATTTGATTGTCCACCATCGCAATATTGATAAATTTCTTGTCACGCATGCTCAAAATTTTCTCATTTCTAATGCCGTACGACAATCTCGCTTGATAAATTAATGAAGTCAAGGGCATCGATCTGCAACCGTGCAACTCGGTGTAGGCGACGGCATAAGCGTGTGTACGGGGGTCCTTGATATAAGTCATCTCTGCACCGCTATAGTATCTAGACCCAGTTATAGCCTTCTTTATATCCCTGACTATAACGATTTTGCCATTGGTGAGGATGGAACGTTTCGAAATGAACTCTAAGTCCCACCAATAACCAAAGTTAAGTGACTTGGCCGCTTGGCCCAAACCGTGTGCTCGATTGGCTTTGGGTGCGTCGTAGACTTGCCAAAAGGACGTCGTCCAACTCTCTACATCTTTTGACCTGATCCACATGCACGCATCATCTCCAGACACGAAAAATAACAAGTCGCTGTACAATATGCCGGCCCTAGCAGCTGTGTACAAACCATAATAGACCACTCTTAAAGTATTACCCAACGTGGTCTTTGTAGGGTGTCCACTAAAAGTCGTCCCCTGCAGAACGAACTTTCCAACATATTGTTTGTCAATCGTCAAATGTAAATTGGCGATATGGTCTTTTAATATGTCTAAGACCTCGAATGCAAGTCTGTTGGATATGGGAAAAATTTCAATAAATTTCTGAAAGACAGCGTCCATAAATGTGTCGTCCACTATGCGCATGAGTTCAACATGTTGGTTGGAATCATGTGCAGAGCCATCCCACGAAGTTCTGACCCAATCGTCTGGAACCTTGTCTTCAAAAAATTCATTGATTTTGTTGGCTAATTTTTTAGAGTTCATGGCGTGGATGAACTCTGGGTACCAGTGTTTGGCCACGGCGATGAAGAATTGCTGGCACCAAGCCACAAACATCATTCGATCCTCCGGGTCCCAAATGAGTCGCGCACGGGCACTAAAGACGTCATGACTAGTGGCGTAATTGAACTCGCCACTCTTCACCATAGCGGTGAAGTTTGGATGTCCGTACCCTAAAAAGTGGCCAACATTCAAAATCATTGTTATATACTCTTCGTATTTTTTCTTTTTGTTTTCTGGCCAAGCCTTCTTGTCAGCACACCAATCTTTCGGGGTTTGCACCTCGAAGTCAGGATAACCGAAAAGTTCTTTCCTAATGGCGACGTCGTCTTTAACGAATTTGGCAAAATCCGCGAGCATCTCCTGGTTAGGGGCATTGGTACTGGCGAGGTGTCTGTTGGTGATGGCGCATATGAGCGTGGTGGAATGTTTGTGATCGAACACGTATGGTTCCACTATTTTGCATATTCCGTTAACGTCAGTGTGCAATTCGGGTCCACTGATCGGGAAATCTTTCGAAACATACTCACGTTGAGAGCTCTCGTTCTTAAGGTTAAACAATTGAACAATTTCGTTCGGATCCGTGAACTTGACTCCTTGTGAATTTTGAAAGTGGACAAAAGCTCTACTCCAAGCTGTGTTAATTTCTTCTACACCGCATTTAACTATATAACCTCCAACATCTTCGTCCCCGATCTTCAATATTTGAGTATCAATGACTGATTCATATCCAACTGCTTCGTACGTATAGTCCGAGGCCGCGTCGGAATATTCTCCCTCATCTTCAGATCCGGATTGAAAATGCTCTATCACGTTTTGTTGTTGTTCATGCGTTACTAACTCTTCTTCTGACACTTCTGATTCATCCGTATAATCTTCGAGTAACATCATTTCTCTTCGAGTTAGTCTGTTTCTCCAACTGTCTGTAGTTTTCTCTTTCTGCTGATTAATCAGATCAGCTACGAACTCTGCATTGACATCTTTATCAACGGGCAGGTGCGCCTGTATATTGCTTGCAGTAATTGGATTCTCATCCTCGCCTCCATTCTTACGCGAGTGTAACGGTTCTTGGGCATCAACGTTTGGAGTGGGTGCAACGGCTTCTTCAATATTAGTGTACTCGAATCCAAAAGCTTCTCTTTCTCTCTGTTTACGCTTCACTTTTTCTTGCTGCGCTGATTCAGCGGCTTGAACCCAGAATAATTCCATTGCCTCTGCTTGCTGATTAAAATAAGCCGTTTCTTCCGGGGTAAACTTGGCGAAACGTTCGACTGCACAAGCAGAACCGTTGTATCGAGGGTAAGTTTTGGGCAGCACTATTTTAGGCTTTTCCAAAGGGTGGTCATCTAAGAACGGTTTCAACTCTTGCCTCGTGTAAATGAACTCTCCGTTTTTGCCGCCCCTGATAAACGTTTTCGAATTATGCAAAGTCCAATTGTCTGCAATTCTGAGAAGTTTCTCGCTGTTATCAGCGTGCACAAATCCAGCAAAGCGGTGAGTGTCTGCCACTAATCTTTCTCGATTGTCCACAAACCAACTGATTATGAGTTGTTTCAGTGATCGCCATTTTAGGCCGTAGTAACTAGTGATGATCTTTCTCATGGGTTTGTGGTATCGGCCTATCAAGCACAACCAACCAATCTCTTCTGGATAATCGTGTGCTATTTTAAGTAATGTTTTCCTGGCGGATGCCGGACAACAGTCGTCTCCTTTACAAGTTTCGCAAATATAGAACTCCTCTTTTATCAGAAACGGCATCCATTGAATGTATTGGCTCCATGACAAAGTGGAAGCCATGTCTATGGGACGATCGTATATCAACG